GTCTGAAGTTATTTGAAACGAGTACTTCCCAGTACTTATATATAGATATAGCGGAATGCGTGCTTGCACGCGTAAAACTACTTCCACTAAAGAGCGTTGGATCACCCCACGAGGGGGCCAAACCGAACTCTCGGTTATACGTCGGTTCGTCCATAAGACGAGTGCCGACGCGTCCCGATTTCACGCTACCCTCTAGCATACAAACTAGTATGCCAAGAATATTACTCACTTGAAAGTACTGTTGATCTACTTTACTATACGTAAACGTACGTTTTGTAGCAACACAAGACCATTTAACCTCCCGTGCATTCTCCTTATAAAGGATGAGCGACGGTGTCGTAGGTCGGTACCTTGTATAGAAAATACTTGGACTTTTCGTGCCAAGCGTGTCGAAGTGAGGGTCAATCTCCTTTCTCAAGGGAAACGGAACACTCTTTACTGCGACTTTTTTATACATCAAGTAGGGCGCATGCAAACCCGCATCCACACCTTCCCAATTTGGGATGAAAACAGTTTGATCCTTATCAAGGGCTCGCATCAGAATATCGATGGACCCAGACAAGTTAACGGAGTGTTTTACGCTCCAGTAATTCAACCTGTTTATTAAAGAGAAGATGTCTGCTTGTGTTGTCAATGACTGACAAAACACGGGCCGAACGTCATAGCCATGATGGAAATCACCTCCACAAGATTCACGGAATGGACCTTGAGAGTACGACTTCTTTTCATTAACCATAAAACCGAGTGCAGAAAGGACCTTAATTAAGGGTCCATACACCCGCTTATCTACTATAATATCGTCACCGTAAACGGCCCAGGTTTTGATACGATCACCCTTCTTCCCTAGGGAATGGAGGTGTGTAAAAGTATCATACTCCGGTAAGTCTGCAAATGAATACAGAACTTTAACGATTGCAGATAATAATAGAGTCATAAGAGAAAAGGTAAATCCATTACCCATCGTTGACAGCATATGCTTTTCATACACACGCTTCCCTACACGAATGTAGGTTGAACGTATCAATGCAAGCCATTGTACAACGGCAACAGGAAACAAATACTTCACGATAACTGCAGGAAAATTTGATGCCTCTGATAAATCAAGAGTGCACCATTCCCACGTACGTGTCGTCATACTGAATTTTTCAAAAGAACCTAGCATTGCTAAATTCTTGTTCAGTTCTTGTTGCTTTTCTAAATCGCAGTCAAACCACCTTAGCAGCAGACGCACTAAAATAGTGTGCGTTGCTAACTGGAGAACCATGTTCCCAGATGGCTGTTTGCATATGCCTCTATTCTTTTCGCTCGTTTTCGGAACAGAGAGAAATTGTGCTAGTGAGTTGAGAAAATCATGTCTCCCATACATTTCACGTCGCGTAGTTTCAGCGACATGAGTTAAAGGTGAGACATGTGTACACGCACGGTATACTTGGTAAACAAGCGTGGAACTAAAAGATATTGTTCCCTGCATAAGTTTCCAAAACGTGCCGGCTCTGTCACGAATATCACTACTCGCACCAGGACCAACACGCAGAAAAGCCGCTATATTTGATAAAGTTATCGCATTGGCGGAATCACTGAAGACGTTGTGCAACATTACAGAAACCTCACCTAAGACAGAGGCAATGAAGCCATTAAAAGTCGAAGGGTCAAAGGTTTCGTTAAATTCTCGACACCGTTCGTTACTGGCCAGAAATTCTGATTCAGCAGCGACCGACCGTTCTTGCTCAGTTAGTGCGTTGGTGTCAGAAGTGACACCAATAAACTTCTTAACAAGTCCGGGTAGAAGAGATGTAATAGCAGTATACCTGCCAACAGACATATAGGCCTCGCGGCCCGTTCTGTGACTAGTATAGCGTACCACACCACTTTCGAGTGTTGTGGCGTCTTCAAATTGTTCTGTGAGTTCATTTTCAATTTTCTCAATTAGACGATCAAAGAGCGGTCTAGTAGCACCCAATCCAGAGTCATCCTCACGGACGGCTCCGGAAGCCTTTTTATACTCATTCATACAACCTCCAAAAGGTATATATATGTAAATACTAAATGAAGCTAACCGAGGACACCGTTATTAAGTGTGTCCCCCATACCAGCTGAACTAGCCCACGCTATGCCAACTAGACAAGATAATCCGGCCCTTACATTAGGGGCATCGAATGTCTCAGATCCAGCAGCAACATGCGCAGTTAGTCGGTAGTCATTCACGAACCATTGTCCAGAAGCCACTTGTGCAGCTTTCCGAACCAATAACAGAAAATCGTTATATGGTACGCGGGAGTATTGACCTGTGACACCGTTCAAAAACGCTTTTCCGAGAGTTTTAAAAACATTAGCTCTGCGGATAGTAATAGTAAACGGTGCATTAAGGGAATGAGGCACAACACCTACTTGTGTTCCACCAATCGCAGTTACCACAGCCTGCTTGCTACGCAAGTCAATGGCTTGGTCCGCGACGGCAGTATAGGTCGGTGAAGTAAGGCCTGTTTGGGCACCACCAGTGATGGCACCAGTTATTGTAATGGTCATTTTAGTTACCTAATAATCTTATGTCGACACATGTCGACGAAAGTCTCCAACTGAGAGGGACTCAACCGTGGGTTTGCATGTTTCTCATGCTTGATCCTACCGGCTGATATCTTACTCGCGCCAAGAGCAAATATGTTCGCAACTTGGCCTAACGTCGGGGTTCTGACTTCGAAAGTCGGAATAAACCCATCTATGTTAGAAGGAGAGCGGTTAAAGTAGAAATTTTCACTTGTACTGGGTTCAGCTTTGAACCCAGAGACTAT